CTTCTGGGATGCTTCGGCTGAGAGCTTGGGTATTGGTACTAGCTCACCAGCAGCACCTTTGCATATCAGCATTGGAGACTCTTTAGCGACACCAATATCAACTGCTGATGACCTTATCATTGAAGGTAATTCCTCAATAGGTATGTCCTTCTTAACTTCTACAGCTAGTTCGTCTAACCAAAAGATAGCCTTTGGAGATGCGGCAGATGCCGATATTGGTCAGATAGAGTATCAACATTCTAATAATAGTATGAACTTTAAGACCAACGCAGCAGAACGCATGAGGATAGACTCATCTGGCAACGTGCTTGTTGGTACTACTTCTGTACAAGGCGCAGGTGGTGTCACTTTATCTGGTGCAGGCTATGTCTACTCTTCAAGACCAAGCTCCACTGCTATTTACGCAGACAGAACAGGCTCAGACGGTGCTATTCAAGAATTTCGCAAAGACGGCTCTACGGTGGGTAGTATTGGAAGCTATTCTGGCGACAATTTAACCATAGGTACTGGGGCGGCAGGTATACGGTTTGATGTAGGCTTAGCTTCAATTATCCCTCAGAACATTACCACAAATGCAAACAATGACGCAGCAACAGATTTAGGTCATTCAGCAGTACGGTTTCAAGACCTATACCTATCAGGCGGCGTATACCTCGGTGGCACTGGTTCTGCTAATAAGCTAGACGACTATGAAGAGGGTACTTGGACTCCTTCGTTCGGGGCATCTGCCTCAGCCACAATACATAATACCACCTATACTAAAATTGGAAGGCTTGTACATATAACGGCGTATTTTAGTGGCCCGACTAATTTTCCCACCTCTTCTACCCTTAGTATAATGGGCCTCCCATTCACAGGAAACGCAAATTACCAGATGGCTCAAGTATGGTACAACTCAGCTAATGACGTAAACGCTCTTGTATACCTAGCGGGGAACAGTTCAACCTTGACCTTACGCCCGCGTAATGGTACCCCCGCTGACCTCACTGAGCTTTCAGTTCAAATGACGTACATTACAAACCAATAATTATCTAGCATGGAATTGCTAGTGGAGAAGTAACATGGCACTAACTAAAGAAACAATCGTAGATAAGATTGAAGTCTTAGAAAACGGCACAGTACAAGTACGCACAGCCACTAGGGTACTAGAAGACGGTGTAGCACTATCCTCATCTTTCCATCGTCATGTCTGCGCACCAGACTGCGACAGTACACACGAGGACGCTAAGGTACACGCAATCTGCCTAGCTGTTCATACGGATGAAGTTAAAGCAGCTTACCTAGCAGCACAGGCGGCTTCACTAGCAGCTATGGAGGAGTAACCAATGTCCAAAAGTAAGTCAAGGATGTTTGCAGACTTAATGGGATCAGACGGCAACATTAAGTCAGATAAGATGGCTACCTCTGCTGCCAAGAACGATCTCAGCAACGTAACATCTCTACCTGCTGCTGTACGTACACAGCTTAAAGGGGACATAGGTAACACTGGTGCTCAGGGCACTAAAGGTGATACTGGTGCTGTAGGCCCAGCAGGATCTAATGGTACTATTGGAGTAGATGGTGCTGTAGGCCCAGCAGGATCTAATGGTGCTACTGGTTCTCAAGGGCCAATTGGTAACACTGGTGCTACTGGTTCTCAAGGAGCTACAGGCCCACAAGGTGCTCAAGGCATTCAAGGAGCTACAGGCTCACAAGGTAATAGTGTTACTGGAGCAACTGGTGCTAGAGGCCCAACGGGTAATACTGGCTCTACTGGCTCTACTGGCTCTACTGGTGCTTCAGGCAGTCCATGGGGTGGTGGTACGTTTACTGGTGACATGATTTCCAACCAGCGTAACCGTGGTAACTTCGGTATCTACAGTTCTAGCAAAACTGACCACATTTGGTCTATGGGAACTGCATATCGTAACCACGCATCAGGTACTAACTTCGGCAACCTTTACGGCCTCGCTTACAAGCATACCAATAATGGTACTGGTGGTACGATGGGCGGTGGACATCAAATGGTTTGGTGTAATAATGGTACACCTACGGCAGCGATGGGTGCAGGTCTCTGGACTTCGGGTAACGTAACGGCCTACTCAGACGCCCGTGTAAAGGCGAACTTAGAAGTAATACCTAATGCGATAGACAAGGTTAAGCAACTGAATGGTTATACTTACGATAGGACTGACCGAGAGCCTGCAACGCTTGAAGAAGAAGAAGTTACTTATAACCATAACCCAACAGGCCGTCACGTAGGTGTAATAGCCCAAGAGGTTCTTAAAGTACTCCCTGAAGCTGTCACTGGTGGCCCTAGCAGTATGGCGGGCACTGAAGATGAACATTACTCAGTAGCTTATGGCAACCTAGTCGCCTTGCTTATTGAAGGTATGAAGGAACAACAGACCCAGATAGACGAACTCAAGGCTCTAATAGGAGGTACGTAATGGCTTTACAATCCTCAGGAGCCATAAGCATGGCTAACATAGCCTCTGAGTTTGGAGGCGCAGGTTCCCATGGTCTCAACGAGTACTATCCATTAGCAGGTAAGGGTGTCTCCGGCATCCCAGCCTCTGGGAAGATTAGCTTCTCTCATTTTCATGGGAAGAGTAATCGGGTCACTGAGAGGCAGTGGGTTGAGAGTGGACATAACGAAACGTATTTAGCCTACCTCGGTCAAAGGTACAACGATAATGGCTTCTACCACTACCTAGAAAATGACACAAAAACATACCGCACGTATGTTAGAAGCGGCTACACATACTTCGGTTCACCTACTGGATACTGGAGGCAGCGAAGTCGATATAAGGCACTCACAGTATGGACAGGCGATTACCGCTATACACGGGGTTCTTATAAGACACAAGCGCGAGATGGCTCTAAGTATTACTATCTAAGAGTGGACAAGAACGAGACTAGGTGGGTTGATACCTCGTATGAGGAAGAAACCACTACTACAGTACGAATTACAACTTAATAGGATAACAAATGAACTCATTAATATACGATTTTCAATCGTGCAGTGTACGAAAGGGTGATCAAACTTTAGAAGCTAATATCAAACCAGAGTTCTCCTTTGAGTATGACGCCTTAGCTTACGACAGTCTTTCACTGGCTAAGTATCAACATGATAATACAGAGTTTGACTTAACTGAAGCTCAGGTCATCGAAGTTGAAGCATATATTGCTTCAGTCTCACCTGACCCTGTAGCACAAACTAAGATGGAGTCACTCATATATCTTGCTAAGACTGACTGGTACGTTACTCGACTTGCAGAGACAGGTGCAGATATACCCCAAGACATCTTAACAGCTCGTGCTGAAGCTCGTGTAGCTATCGTATAAGGACTAACCAATGGATCAGTACAAGGAAACCGTGACCAAGCTAGAGTGGCGCGTTGATGGTCATGATACTGAGATTACACTTCTCAAGCAAACCTCTGGCGAACTTAAGACAACCTTAGAAACAATCATCATGACCCTAAAGCAAATAAAGTGGATTGCTATTGGGGCTGGTGCAATATTCTTCTCAGACCAAATAGGTCTTATGGGTGTTCTTAAACTAGCTGCATTATAGGAAACTAATATGTCAATACAATATAGAGGAGAGACTTTCGCAGGTTATAATAAACCTAAAGCTTCTGCTAAAGGGAAGAAGTCTCATGTAGTGCTTATCAAGGATGATGGTAAAGATAGAATGATACGCTTTGGTGAGCAAGGAGCTAGTACAGCAGGCAAGCCTAAAGCAGGTGAGTCAGCAGCTATGAAAGCCAAGAGAGCTAGCTTCAAAGCACGACATGGGAAGAACATTGCTAAAGGGAAAACCAGTGCAGCTTACTGGGCTGATAAGGTGAAATGGTAGAGGAGAGTATTATGAAAGGTGTTAAACATTATTTAAAGAATGGGACAGAGTACAAAGGTAAAACTCATAAACATACGTCAGGTAAGTTAATGACAGGTGCAAAACATACTGCCTCTAGTAAAGTACTAGTACATAAAAAGGTTAAGAAGTAATGTTTGGTTTACCGATGGAAATGATCACAATGATTCTAAGCGTCTTAGGAGGCGCTGTAATGAAGATGTGGTCACAGTCACAGTCTGATAAGGCTGACCAGCAGAAAGCTCTTATACAGCGATTCTCGGCCTCTGAGGATAGTGTAGCTAATGCTCGTACCTATCAGAACCCTAATGCCCAATGGATCAGGAGATTTCTAGTAGTTTCTTTTATGGGGATGGCAGCTTTTATATTAACTGCTCCTCTATTAGATTTACCTACTGTAGTTCCTGTTGAAGTTACTTCTGGATTTAAGTTTCTATTCTTAGATTTTACTAATACAGTTACTGAGTGGAAAACTTTAGAAGGGATGGTTACTCCTGAGTGGTTGCCTCATGCAATCATGGCTGTAGTAGGCATGTACTTCGGACAATCAATAGTCTCAAGAAAATAACTCTTGACTTTCTTATATAAATATGGTATAAATCTATGAATTACTTAGCAGCAATTAACTCGGTACTTATTCGTTTACGTGAACGTACAGTAGACTCTGTACATGAGAATGAATATTCTTCTCTTATAGCGGTTTTATTAAATGATTCAATTCAACAAGTAGAGCAAGCATGGGATTGGTCAGCATTGCGTACTAGTCTTACAGTTACTACTTCTAATAATGTTTTTAACTATGAGTTGAATGGTTCACAGAATAGTATTAAGGTGTTAAGTGCTTTGAATGCTTCACTTAAGAGACCAGTGCAGTATCAAACTGCTGCTTGGTTTGACCAACAGTACTTAACAGATACACCTTCTGTAGGTTCTCCACAATATTATTCTTTTAATGGTGTCAGTGCTGATGGAGATACGTTAATAGATGTGTTCCCTAAACCTGATGGTGTTTATACATTACGATTTAATGTTGTACAACGTAGCCCTGATTTAGACTTAGAATCGGATACGTTCCTTGTTCCTCATCGACCTGTAATATTATTGGCATATGCTAAAGCTATTGAGGAAAGAGGTGAAGATAATGGGCAGACAGGTAACACTGCATATATAACAGCTAACGCTTCATTGTCTGATGCTATAGCTTTAGACGCATCGAAGCATCCAGAAGAGACTGAATGGTATAGTGTATGAAACAATTAGTTAGTTCGTCCATAGCAGCTCCAGGATTTTATGGATTAAATACACAGGAGAGTAGTGTCACTTTAGCTAGTGGCTTTGCTCTTCAGGCAGATAACTGTGTAATAGACTCAGAAGGTCGTCTAGGTGCTCGTAAAGGTTATGTGTATCAGACTACTTCTGGTGGCACTGGTAGTTCTATCCAAGGTATATTTGATTACGTAGGGGCTACAGGACATATTGATTATATCTCTTGGGGCAATGGTAATATTTATAAAGGCTTAGGTACTCTAACCCCTTTAACTCTACCTGCTGGCTACACAATAACAGCAAATGATTGGCAAGCAGCCTCACTAGGGGGTTATGTATTCTTAGCTCAAGAAGGTCACTTTGTTCTGAGAATTGATTCTAACTTTACAGTGACAGTATGGGATAGGCACTCAAATGGACATCTATTTCCAGCAGTGTCATGGATTACTAGTGCGCTAGGTAGGTTATATGCTGGCGCTGATCCAACTGATAGTTATACTCTACGTATCTCTGATGTACTTAATGGAGATTTTCATGGAGGGTCTTCTGCAGTAATTGACTTCCGTAAGATCTGGACAAACGGTGGTGACGAACTCGTAGCTGCTCATGGCTTTAACGGACGTTTAATTGTTTTCTGTAAAAGATGTATTATAATCCTAGAAGATAGTAATAACAATGATCTGTTCTTTGACGTTGCAGATGGTAGCTTAAGAGTTACAGAGATACTAGATAATGTAGGCTGCGTTTCTAAAGATTCTATACAAGCTGTAGGAGACGATCTTTACTTTCTCTCGAACACAGGACTACGTTCTATGAATCGAGTCATTCAAGAGAAGTCTAATCCTATATCAGATCTTTCAGTTAATGTACGTGATGACCTTGTTAAAATTATTAATGCTTATTCAAATGATAACGTAACTTCTATTTACTCAGCAACCAATGCTTTCTACTTATTAATATTCCCTTCATCTAAATTAGTTTATTGTTTTGATACAAGAGGTAGATTACAGAACGGAGGCTTGCGAGTAACTAAATGGGTAGATAGTCCCATACTAAGCGGTGTCTCTGCTACTGATGGTTCTCTATATCTGGGTCAGATTGATGGTATTGCAAAATATACTAGCTATCAGGACGATGGACTATCTTACTACCTCGCCTATAAAACAAACTACTTTGACTTTGAGCAACCAACAATTAACAAAATCTTAAAGACTGTAGGTGTTACAGTGATTGGTGGTAGTGGTCAGAACTTTGTTATTAAAGTAGGCACAGACTACACTGATCAACCTCGTTCTTATAACAGATCGGTTAAGCAGAGTGCCGTATCTGAATATGATGTTGGAGAGTATGGCCCTTTAGTGGGAGGAGAGGTTTATACTTATGAAGATCTAGGAGGAAATATAGTAACTGCAACAACAGTCGCAGGTACGGCAGAGTTCTCTGGAGGTGGTTTAACAGATCGTATTAAGGTAGCTGTCGGTGGACAAGGAAGCGTAATCCAATTAGGATTTGAAGCCTATATAAACGGTAATCAATTATCAATTCAAAAGTTTGACTTATATGTTAAACAAGGTAAAACTAACTAATGAGTAATTATTCTAAGTCAACAAACTTCGCTGTTAAAGATAGCCTATCAGCAGGTACGATAGCTAAACGTGTACGAGGTACAGAAATAGATGATGAATTTAATTCTATTGCTGTAGCAGTTAACTCTAAATCTAACGCAAACAATGCAGCCCTTACAGGTACTCCTACATCGCCAACGGCGGCTCTAGGTACTTCAAGTATACAAGTAGCTACTACTGCTTTTGTAGGCAATGCAATCGCTGTTATTCCTGATTCAGGTATAGCTGACGTTGTTATTAATGGAGCAGCAGGTGCTATAGGAAAGACTATTTACATTGATGATGACGCTCCTGTCGCTGAGGGTACTAACGGAGATATTTGGTTTGAGTACTAAAGTTAAAGTTGGAAGTAGTTGGGAGACAGTTCAAAAGATCCATGTTAATGATGGAGGTACTTGGACTCAAGTTAAAAAAACTTATGGTAAAGTAGGAGCTTCTTGGGAAACTACTTATGAATATGAGTGGGTGTATGAATATAGTGCGACTGAGCATTTAAACCAAGATATAGATACTATTAGTGGAATAGATAAGTTTCATAATGTACGTATTGTTATTCCATCTGGTGCTACAATTAGATCAACTTCTGCAACAGGTTCTGCACTTCATACAGGAAGTAATTATAGTGGAACATTAACCATTGAAAATGCAGGGAGTATTTTAGGGGCAGGTGGTCGTGGTGGTGATGGAGGTCGAGGAGATCGAACATCTGCTTCTGGTAATGCAGGACAAGCTGGTCAGAATGGTGGTTCTGCTATTAATATACAAAGCAATGTCACTATCATTAATACTGGTGTAATCCAAGGAGGCCAAGGAGGTGGCGGTGGTGGCGGTGGTGCGCTCAGTAATAACAGCTCCTCAGCTCGTGCAGGTGGTGGTGCAGGTGGTGGTGGTTATCCATATGGACAAGCAGGTGCTATAACTTACACTTCCTATGGCCCTGGAGGGCAAGGCGAACTTAACCCTACAGCAGCCACTGCCGCCACTTTAACTTCTAGTGGTTCAGGTGGACGAGGTGCTTATGCTAATGCTCAGTCAGGCTTTGGAGGAGGTTCATACGCGTGGGGTGGTGGGCCATCAGTATCTCAAGGTTCTCGTCCTAACTCTGGAGGGGCAGGAGGCGTATCTGGTGCTACTGGTACTAGTTCTCATCAATCTTCTTATGAAGGTACAGGTGGTGCAGCAGGCTCTACTGGAGCAGTATATTACAACCCAAATAACTTTACTATTAGTTAAAAGAATTTAAAACAGGAATATAAATATGAGTTGGTTAGCATTAGGTGCAGGATTATTAGGAGCTGTAGGTAGCTACCAAGCGCAGCGAAAACTTGGGGAAGCTCAAGACATGATGACTGGAGCAGGTGACAAGGCATGGGATAGAGGACAATATAAACCTTACGGTGTAACTACTGGAGCAGGGTCTTCTTCTTTTGAGGATGGACAAGCTTCTTACACCATGTCTCCTGAGTATCAGGCACAGCAGCAACAGATGTTTGGTTTAGGTCAATCAGCTTTAGAACGTGCTGGTGGTAGCTATACTGACTACACTAAAAATGTGTATGATCAACAACGTGCTTTAGGTGCTGATAGTCGTACAGCAGAAGCTGGTCGTTTAGGTGACACTATGTTTGGTAGTGGTATGAGTGGCTTACAAGTTAGTGGTGAAGCATTAGGTGCTGGAGCTGGCTCTGGTAAGTATAGCCCACAAGGTTTAGAGTTTGCTCGTGCCTTTCAAGAACAGGATTCTAAAGATCGTTATAATGCTATTGCTCGTGGAGAGCAACAACGTGCAACAGATTATTCAATTGGTCAATCAATGCTTCAACAAGGGCAAGGAATGGATCAATATGGTATGCAGCAGATGGAGCTTGGTGGTATGTTTGGGTCTAACCAATCAGCAGCTAATAACTCAGCTATGGGTAACTACTTAAATGCTTATACATCAGCATCAGACTTAATGGCACGTAGGGGTCAGTCACAGGCTGGTGGTTTGCAAAGCCTAGGCAGTTCATTAGGCGGAGGCGGTGTAGGAAATAGTATGCTAAGTACTGGTACAATAGGGGGTCAAAACACTTGGCGCGACTATACAGATAATAATGGATATGGAGTAGGTTAATCATGGCTAGCGATGTAATGAGTTTGTTTGGGATGAATCCTAATGTGATTCAACAGAATCGTGTTCAAGGTGGTGTAGACCAAGCCTCTCGTATGAGTGCTGACTACGCTATAGGTGCAGCAGGTGGTGGAATGTTAGGAGCTGGTATCAATTCAGCCTTTGGTCTACAGACTCCAGATATGGCACAGGCACAAGGTATTAAAGATAGTATGCAGGGAGCAGATCTTAATACTCCTGCAGGTCTTAGGAGTGCTGCTCAGAAGTTAATGATGAATGGTGACTATTCTCAGGCTATGGCACTACATACTCGTGCTAATCAGTTAGAGGCTACAGGAGTTGAATCAACTAGAGCGACAGAGGATAGGGCTTTAGGTCAGTCTCGTAATGTTATTGTTAAACCTGCTTCTACTAATGCGATTGGTGTTACTACTCCTGCTATTACACATAGTGTAACTCAGTACCCTGATGGAAGAATAGCCGATGCAACACAAGGCAAGGAATTTAATTCATATGCAGAGTGGATGGCTAGTTTAAGAGATGGTCGTCAAACCCCTGCAGGATCGGGAGGAAGTGGCAGGCTTGTTTGGAATAGGACGACAGGTCAATGGGTAGATGAAAGAGCTGTTGAGGAATTAACTCCAGTGTTATCAGAAGATCAACAAACCACTATAGAGCAATTAGAAGAACGTCTTGAGATTACACCTGCAGATAGTCCTCAAGCAGAGCAGATACAAGCTGCTATTGATAATATAAATGCAGCAGGCGAGGAAGCAGCTAAGGAGGGATTGCCAAAGAAGAAGAAACAGATAGCGTATCATGTTAAGACTATAGAAGATTCTCGAAAGCTTATATCTACGTTTACAAAATCAGATGGCACAATAACGGGAACTGCTAGTGTAGGCAAAGCGCAGGTAAATCTAAGGAATGCACTTAATCAAATCTATAATCTTACAGGAGTGGATTATAGTCCAGAGGACTACCCTGTAGAGACTACTGAAAAATGAGCATAATTGTAGAGCATGATAAACTAGGTAATCTAGAATTTCCTAAGGGGATGTCTAAGCAAGATATGGCTAATGCTATAGTACAAGCAGAGGCAGAGTATGGTGAGCAGTATGGGGTAGCTGATTCTCTAGCTACTAACCTAACTAGATCAGGTTCCTCTTCCTTAAGGGGTGCTGGTGAATGGTTAGGCACTAATCAAAGCCCTTCTCAGATTAGGGATGATCGGATAGAAGAGCATAAGGCTCGTATCATGATGATACAGAATCCTAAAGCAGCCATAACAGGAATGCTTCTTGGTGGTTTTATAGATCCTGTGACACTACCTGCCTTAGCTCTTAAGCCACTTACATTCGCGTCTAAGGCTGCTACTTATGGTTCTAGGGGAATGGCTCAAGGTGCATTTGGTGGTGCGTTAGAGCCTGTCTATGAACAGTATGGAGACTCTCGCACTGTTAATGTAATAGGGTCTACTGTTATTGGTGGACTACTTGGTGGTGGTATAGGCAAGCTGTTGACTAAGAAACCTGACTCTTTAGAAGAGGCTACTGATGAAGCATTTGATGACCTTAAAAGATCTGTTAATACTCCTGAGAAAGCACTAGCCAGTATAGAGAATGATTATAAGTTAAGAAGTCAAGGTGCTGAAGATCAAAGTGTACTCGACTTATTAGGAGTAGAGTTAGTCAATTCAGACAGAAAGATCAAAGCCTTAGAAAAAATTCAAAAAGGTATTAAGAATCCTTTAAAGAAAGTTTCTGTTGGTAATCAATTGAAAAATCTTAAGGCATCTACTGAGAGTCAGCGACTTGACTTAGCTTCAAAGAAAACTAAAAGAGATGCACTGGACAATCTAAATCGTATTAAAGAAGGTAAGTTCTCTGAAGTAGCTGACTTAGGGGAGCAGATCAGAGCAAGGACATCTACGCCTAGAGTATCTAAGATTATAGCACCTGTTGCTCAAGGTGATAAAGCATTACCACTAGCACCTAATCCAGCATTAAATGCTCTGGATAACACAACCCTATTTAAACGTCTAGGTCTAGGAAGGTCAGTACCTCGTGATCCATATGCTGGTACTTCTAGTGCTGGTCAGGCAACTAATACAGCAACAACCCCAAGATTCCAAGAGGAGGTAAGCGGAGTAGGTTCTGGTCAGGTTCAAAGTGATGATAGGGTAGCACAGCAGTTTATGCCAAGAAGCCAAGTATCAGGTACTCGTAGGCTAGCAGATGGTAGGGTATCAGGTGAGAACAAAGAACCTATAAACAAGATCAAAGTTTCTCAACGTGCTAAGGATGCTGCTATTGTTGTTAGAAATAAACAAGCAAGAGGTGAGGAGCCTACTGCTAAGGATTGGGATGAGCATGAAAGAGCGTATCAGGAGACTGAGATACTTAAGGAGTACACTGATACAGTGGCTATGATAGCACGTACCCGTGGCTTAGATACTAATGCTAATCGCTTTGGTTCTAAGGGTAGGTATACGTTTGAAAACATATTAAAGAGTTCTGCTAGGTTCATTAAGAATAATGGAATTAAAGACATGGATGATATGGTTAAATACATAGTCGATAATCCTAATAAAATATTTAGTGCAGATGAACTGGCAGCTACTACAGAGTTAATGACAGAAGTAGATAATAAATTATTTAATACTCATGCTCTGCTTAAACATGCTGATGCAATGACTGATACTGAAGTAGCAGTTCTTCATAATGACATTGATGTATACTATGGAATACAATCATGGTTCAAAGGACAAGGCAGTAAGGTTTCTGGTATAATGACAGCTCGTAAAAAAATGTATCAAGATATAGCAAACAATCGTGAGATTAAGCAGTTGTTTGCAGGAGTGGATTGTTAATGTCAAAGTTAAGCGCAAAGTGTAAGGTTGCAGTAGATGCCTCTTCTTTAAATGCAGGAGTTATAAGTAACTTAACTCCTCAGCAACAGAAGAATTGGATGGATGCACACCTTGCACGTAAGGATAATAAGGTAGGTGCTTTTGATGTAGGTCTGGACGTAGCGATTAACGCTATGCTTTCAGGTATGGGTACTCCATTAGTCAACATGATATCTATCGCTCTTCAGCAAACTCTTAAGAATGCTAATGAGACTATTGGATTTGCACTAGATAGTATTGGTCTAACGCAGGGTGGTCGTGAGTGGAGACAAGTTAAGGCTATGTGGGATGCATCTCTTGATGGCTTTGGTGCTGACTTAATGTACTTCCGTGAGGGCTTTGGTAAAGGTTATTCATTAGATCAAGACACTGTTAGACGTTCTCTACAGATGAACAAAGAAGAATGGGATGATTATGTTAAGACTACTCTTAAGATAGATGATACCTCTAAGTTAACAAACGATGAGGTCAAGGATCTATTAAATGATATGCAGGATTATATGCATAACTCTATTGGTCGTACTCGTGTAGGTGGTACTAAGATTGAAGGAGCTGTGCGTTTCCCTACCAAGCTTATCGTAGGTATAGATGAATATGGTAAGGCTAGGTATCGTAGACAGAGCTTGTTTAAAGCAGCAGCTAAGTATGCTTCTGAGGATAGTAAACTAGGACTAGGTTCTTATGATAATCTTTATAAAGAATATAAGGGACAGTTATTTAGTAAGGAATCTCCTAGCACTCAGTGGGATGCCCGTCTTAAATCTTTTGTTGCTGCTCGTAACCAAGACAGAGTTAACGCAGGACATAAGGGAGTTGGGGATGACTTAGATGTCCTAAGAAAAAGTAATGAGATGGTTTCTTGGGTTAGAGATGATGCTTTGTTTAATGCTTTCCAGCAGAAGCTTGAAGGTATTCCTCTTAAGGCACAGAAGCTACGTCATGAGTACCCCGCTTTTACTTTGTTTGCTCCATTCATTAAGACTCCTTGGAACATCATTAAGGAAGGTTATAATTATATTCCAATAGTTCCTATGCTCCAGATCAAGAAGATTAATAAGGAAGGGCTAGGGGATACACTACTGGATTTCCGTACTTCAATAATCCCTATGCATGGCCCATCAGTTAAGATGTCAACTGCAGAGATGCTCCCTCGTCAGGTGATTGGTGCTTCTGTCTTTGCTATGGTAGGTACTATGTACCAAGAGGATAATCTTACTGGTAGTCTACCCCGTACTGCTTCTGAGAGGCAACGCTGGAAAGACACAGGTAAGAAACCATACTCTATTAAGATAGGTGACACTTGGATGGAGTACAATCGTATAGAACCTATCGCTACTCCTTTAGCTATGGCTGCTGATCTATTTGACTTCACTAAGGATTACTTGGATGATGACGACATCAACACTGAGGAAGGTAAGGAGTTGATTAAGGATATGTTGTACGCTGTTAAGAGTAACTTAACTTCTAAAACATTCCTTGAAGGGTTCCATGCTATAACAGAAGTAGCTATTGACCCTAACATAGATACTGCTTCTACTTTACTAGAGACAGCAGCTCGTCCGTTTACACCAGCTATTACAGCTAATATAGCTAAGGCTATGGATAAGTATGAGAGACAGACTGAGACTGTTTTAGAAAGATTACAAGCACGTATACCTATCTTCCGCCAACAACTCCCTAAGAAGTTTGGTGTGTATGGTGAAGCTAAAGAAACTGACGTAACTAAAGCTCTATTCAACATAGGGTTCTCGTCTGAAGATTCATTGTCTCCTTTACAGAAACACATTACTGATATTGAATGGGACAAAGGAGGAATCACTAACAAGTTCCAAGGTGTTAAACTTTCTAGTGAAGATGTTGCAGAGTTAAGGGAGATCAATGCTCAGTTGTTAACCCCTGTACTAGAAGCCATCATTAAAGAACCAGCCTACCAACAGCTTTCTGATGCTAGGAAGAAGAAGGTACTAGATAGTAGGGTACGTAAGGTAAGGTTAACCATAGGTAAACAGTTTGCTTATAAGCTTAAGCAGAAAGATCCAGAGTTTGCTCGTAAGTGGTTATCTGCTTGGTACAGGAAGCAAGGGTTTGGTGATATAATGCCTGATAATTTAAAGGATTAGAAACAAAGAAGGGGACTTAATTGTCCCCTTTATTTTGCTTGACTATTTAATTGTTTACTTCATGTTCAATCAGCATTTCAATACAGTGAACTGCCTTAGCTAAGTCCAGTAGGGGATTACCTTTATCCTTATAGCGAGTGATGTATTTAATTGCTGTGTGTTGTAAAGCATTCAAGTCATTAGCCATAGAGTATTCCATAGGCTGTATACCTAACTTAGTATAATGATCACCTCCTACCTGCATCTTACTAGCTGCTGGTCGCTCTTCTTCTATATCACCAAAGTCATTATCAAAGGTGTATGTAGGTTCTATTTTATCAATCATAATAATCTCCATTATAAGTTGAAGTGTGGTACATATCGTCATAGAGTCCATCTTCAGGAGACTCTACTTCACTCTCTAAAGATTGAAAGTTTCTTTCGATAACATCTTCAAATCTATTAACTATATCTGCTGACTCCAACTGTAGGATGTCAACAAGAATCACTTCATCCAACTGCCTTAAGCGTCCTTTCAGTTCTTCCAGAGTTAGCGCCATAAGTCCTCCGTAGGTAGTCCATTGATACAGGGAGTTCATCAAAGCTACCATCTTCAACACTGTTGAATACCCATAACCCTGACCAAGAACCATTCGTCTGTGGATTCAGATAGGCTTCGTCATGTTGATAGTAGATACCAGCAAACAAACCAGTCATGTTCTTACCATCAGCTCTACGAGCATAAGCAATGTCACGATCCTGCACATGCCCCATCACACAGCTCATATACTTCTTATGTAGAAGTAACTTAGCAGAGGATACTGGTCTACCCATCACACCTGAAGTGAAGTAGTGACTGTAGGCAACACCATCAATAACAATAGGGTCTAAGAAGTCTTGCACTTCCCATCCGTTTAGATTGAAATCATTATAACTAATGAGTCCATCTATCTTAGGATCACTTTCGATAGCACGTATGATACGATACTCATGGTTGCCTAATAAGAATACTAAGCGAGGGTTCCACTGCTTCTTCTTGTTCTCTTTCAGACGTTCTTGTTCTCGTCTAATAGGAGCTAACAACTTATCCATTGCTGCATTACCTGCTTCAATGTCTTTAGTGTACCGCCTACCTTCAAAGCTTTTAGTACCCACATCATAACTACTTAGGCTAGGCATGTCCCAATGATCACCAAGATGGATGATAACATCTGGTTTCATTTTAACTGCATACTTACCCGCCCAAGTCATATGGTCTGTGTTGTTATCAGGTTTGATTTGAGTATCCGGTATTACTAGATGTCTCATTTCTTTCTCCTCATTTCAGTTCGTACTACTCGTTCTTCTTTAGTCTTTGTGCTATGACAATCATGACACAGGACTTGATAACCATTTAGCTCTAAGAACATACGCTCTATGTATGTATTCCAATCTTGAAATCCTTCAGCAGGCTCCACGACAGGCTCAATGTGATCAACAGCAGCATTGTTCCTTCTACGCTTCTGCCCATCCAAAGGTGGTAGAGTAGCTGGGCCAACATTGCCACACTCAGCGCATACATACCGCCCTGTAGAAACTCTAGCAAGTTTTTTAACATCCGCTTTAACTCCCCATTTACTATGTGCTCCACGTAACGCAGAGATTATAAATGATTTGTGTCTTGCTTCTGTCCATCGTCCGTTGTTACGGGTTTTGGTGGTTGCCATATCTCATTATCCTCCCTGCGTAAGTGCAGAAGTATTCCATTTTCAAGAGCGCGTTCTTCGCTTCCAAGTTTATCTACACAGATAGCATACATTTCTAACTCAGTCTTACCTTCTAAAAGCTTCTCAGCTTTCTTAGGGCCAATACCTTTAACACCCATGATGTTATCAGCAGTATCACCAACTAAGAACTGCATATAGAAATTAAACACAGCTTCTTCTTTAGTAATATAAAAGAGTTTCTTCTTAACAAAGTTGTAATGTCCACACACCAGTTGGTAAAAGTCCTTATCTAAAGAAACGATTATTGCTTCTGGTTCTTGTGTAGCTCGGATCGCTATCCTGTCATCTGTCTCTTCACCTTGAGTAACTACAGCTCCATGCTGGGCAATCAAATGATCACGCAGCGCAGAGATGTGTTGAGGTTTCTTATTCTTCTTACGATTACCTTTGTACTCTGCAGTAACAGCGTAATCGAAGCGGAAGTTATCTGAACCAGTTAGGTACAGTTCAACCTCATGTTCTTCATCGTCAGAGTCCATCACCAAATCTTCAATGATGTTAGTGAGGTAGTTACTCATAGTCTTACAAGCAACTGACTCACTCTCCTCCTCACAGGCGAAGCCGATACGATAACAAAAGATATCAGCGTCTATGAGAATTAACATTTATAACTCAGGTACATCATCGAAGCCAGCATCTTCTTTATTGAAGACTACTAGATCATCAACACGAGCCTTGGATAAACCAACACCAACACCTGTCTTACCTTTGAAGTTATAATCATAAGGCTTAATGATGAACGTAACCTTACTGCCATTACCTACAGGCTCAGTCACTGCGAACCCTTCAGTATCTTCTACACGAGGAGCACGATTGGTAGACTTAGCAGTTACGAAGTAACCTCTGTCATCACCTTTGTTCTTAACATTAATACCTAGACCTTCCAAGCGATCTACTTGAGTTTCAGATAGCTGACTTACATCAACTTGATACTTATCGGACATCTCATTCTTCTCTAGGAAAGAGAACCAGTAAGCTACGGCTTGGATCTTAATTGCTTGATTAGTATTTTGCATGGATTTTATTCCTTATTAATTAAAAGTACACTAGACCTAATTGCGAAGTTTCCTAGGAAACTCTAGTGTGTTTCTGCCCAAGTGGTACCAACTTTGTAGTCACCATCTAATGGACAATTCATATTAAAACTTTCACCAGCTTCCTTGATAGCTTGAGTTCCTAACTGCCCTACCATTTCAGCATACTCTTTGGTAGTTTCTATTTGCCATTCATCATGTACGTTAGCTACTAACTTAAACCAGATACGGTTCTCAATTAGTTTGCTATGTAATATGACTAAAGCTTTCTTCATTATCACAGCACCTGCTGATTGTAATAAGAAATTTAATGCACTGTGTTCAGATTCTACACGTAGTCTCCTCCCATCCAGCCCTTGTAGTGTACCATTCTTACGCATAGCGGTCAACACTCGCTTCTTGAGGTTGGCATATGCTGGTAGGTTCTTCATGAACTGATCAATCAATTGCTTACCCTTACGAGCAGAGCCATTAGCGATCTGTCCAATCTTAGCTACACCTCCACCATAAATCAGAGCGTACACGAAGGTCTTCGCTTGATCTCTCGTATCTAAGCCAGCCATCTTCTGGTTATACGAATGTATATCACCATCTAATATCTGCTCAACATACGACTTATCATTCATGTAATGGGCTAACATTCGTAACTCTAAGCCAGAAGCATCTATACCAACTAACACATTACCTTCTTCTACAATCCAACAAGATCTACAGTCAGTGCCATACCAAGAGGCTCTACCCCACAACAACTCACCTGTCTTCTTGTCGTGCTTACTAGCAGGTACTTGAGCCATGTTAGGAGTCTGGTGAGTCATCCGTCCAGAGACAGCACCATTCGTTATAACACGACCATGTACCCTACCATCATCAGCTACTGCATTGACCCAGTTATCTATCTGACCTACTCGTTTTTGTAAGGTTAGGTATTCACCTATAAGCCTTGCTTCTGGTAGATCAATTGATGCTAAGGTCTTCTCATTAACAATGATGTTACCCTTCTCAGTCTGTTCTTTAAATACTATTCCTTTTTCTTGGAGGCGGTAGGCAATTTGCTTTCTGCTTCCAAGGTTAAAGACTGTGACTTTATCTTTGAGTTGCTTTCCTGTCTTTTCCGAGACTCGTTTCTCCACCAAGGGTGGAAAGACTTCTTGTACTTCTCGTTCGAGGACATTCATTCTCTCCATGAGGTCAGTTAATAATTGATTAGCTCTTACTAAGTCTAGCTTAAAGCCATTGATCTCTTGCTGCTGAGTAATAACAGCAACATCATGTTCAAGCTTAACGCATTCCTCAGAGAACTTATCCTTGGCTAATGCCTTGGTTAAATAGTCTTCTAACTTAACAGTAATAGAAACATCTTGCTTACAATAAGAGATCATTTCTTCTGACATTCCACCATCGTAATCAGTGAAGTCACCTTTAGCATAACCAAGACGCTCTCCCCATGCTCTTAATGAGTGGCCTCCTTCTAGTCTAGGGTTCCATAGTCGAGACATAAGAAGCGTGTCTCTTAACTTCCAGCTAGGAATGCTTAGGTGCCATAGCTCTTTGATCTTAGGGGCATCAAAGCTAACTATGTTGTGGCCTGTTATGACCTGTGTTCCATGTATATGCTGCTCTAACTGCATGGGATTTAGCAAGACCCTCTCTCGCTTTTCTCCTGAGATATGTATACCACAACACCATATGTGGTTCATAGCCATAGTCGTTTCTATATCTAGCGTCAGCATTTTCTTCTATCTCTCCTAATACATAGTTTCCTATTTTACTCATGACATCACCTCTTCTATATCGTCTTCCTCTAACTCATCAGTGTGGACGATGACCATATCCCTATACTGACCTCCCGTACTCTCATAGGACATATGCATTTCTAACTCCATAAGATCATTAGAGGATAGGATGTGGGTACGAAACCACGCAGCATCACATGCATACTCTGAGCCATACAAGTGCCATGTCCTTATCGGTTCCCTAACATCAGGAAAGTTATCATGGAATGGGTGAGTAGTAGTAAACTCTATATCACTCATAGGGTAAGTATACTCAGGGTTTATATCATCATAATCATTTTCTACGTATAGCTCCTTAGCTTTCTTTCTGCATTCATTATAAGATGACGAGTATATTACTTCTACAAATGAACAAGAGCTGTAGTCCTTACCTCCTGCTACATAAGATTCTTTTACTACATGCCATAGTTTCATAACTCCTCCTCCTCTAGCGTCTCTAACATTCTACCAGTAGCATGATCATAAAGTAAAGGAGTTCCCTTACCTGTCGTACCACAGAAGCGATTCTTTAGTACCCTAACATGAGTAGTGTTTCGTTCTTCTTCTACCTCTGCCTGTCCATTACGCTCTAGTCCAATAACCATATCACTAAGCTGTGCGATAGAGCCTGAACCACGTAGCTGAGATAGACTAGTCGCTGACCCTTCCTCATGTCCCTTACCATCAGGTCGTTTGAGGTGGGAGACAATGAACAATGCTATGCCTGTCTCTTGTACTAACATACGTAGCCTAGTCATGATCTCGTCAATAGCCTTACGTTCATCACCACTCGCCTGAGCAGATACAACGATAGAGATATGATCAAGTACTACATACTTACAACCTAATCCCTTAGCCATATAACGTACACGACTAACAATGTTATCAACACCAGTAGATCCGAAGTGATCAAACAAGAACACACGATCAGTTCCTAGTGTAGCATTGAAAGCGTCTAAGCGTTCTTCATCTGTTGCTACAGTATCAGGCAGGTGTAAAGGTTTGTTAGCAGCTAGGCTCATTAGAGACAGTCCTGCTTTCTTTATACTTTCCTCAAGGAATAATATTCCAATGTTCTCTTCGGTCTTACTAATGATCTGCCAGATAATCTCTCGCATGAACTGACTCTTACCTAGTCCAGAGCCAGCCGTAACTGTAACAAGTTCACCGAATCTAATACCATAGGTGAGTTTGTTGAGTCCATCGTATGGGTAAAGGCAGTCTGCAGGTGCAATGGGTTTATTAACTTCATCCCACAAGCTACTTCCTGCAACAATCCCATCGGGAACAAATCTTTCTGACGACCACCAGCGATCAACAAACTCTTTGTTGCGTCCAAACTTAACATAATCGTTAGCATCTTTCTCATCCTTTGTATGTTTAAATACTTTGGCCTTGCCTCCGAACAATTCAGCAACTTGGTTGGCTGCTTTCATGCCACTCTCATCTGAATCAAAACACACTACAATATTCTCGTAGCTGTCTAGGTATTCATAGCTACTACGACAGTCCTTAAGGGCTGCTGCCGAGCCGTTCTTAATAGATACTACTGGATACTTTGACCCAAGCATCTGATAGGCTGACATCGCATCATACTCACCCTCAGTTATGGTGATGTACTTACCACCCTTATTGAATAGGTTCTGTCCAAACAACACAGTGTCCTTCCAGCTACCTTGAGTTCTAAATTCCTTGTCAGGTGAACGTGTCTTAGCACCAACTAGGTACCCGTCCTTATCATGGTACCCGAAGTGCATAGTATCCCCTTGGAGCTGGGCCTTATATGCCTTACACGTATCGCTTGATATGCCTCTGTTAACAACACTCTTGTATTGTCCAGACAATAGACTTTCTTTTAGTTTATCAAAGTTACCGTTAGGTTTCTGATCAACGCTTCTCTCGGTTTCCATAGTACTATCCACCCTCTTCCTAGTTTCACAAACAAAACAATGTGACCAGCCCTTATCATCTATAGACCTGCCGTCACTGCTATCACAATCATCGCACTCTAAGTGCGTTTTCACAAAGGCCATTAGCAAACTCCTCGTACTCTCTTTCAGTCATGAAGTGACTCATAACATCATCGAGTGATAATAGAATATCAAATCCCTGCGTAAGTTCTACTTCTTCATACAATATTTTATAATAATCTTTTAGAGCATGCACAGTGATGGCGTTAACTTGATCAGCATCAAGATCAATATTAAAAATCATAATAGGGATTCCTCATAAGTGAATAATTCTTTTTGGGCAATAATAAAATCCATGTCAATTTCATCATGAATTTCTTCTGCTTCTCGAACCAGTTTATATAGAGCGTCTAAAGCAGAATCAGCCTTGTCACAAGCAGCTATAGAATCCTGAAAGTTCTTTCGTAGTTCTTCTAATTTAGTCATAGTTTCATCTCCTCTTCCACTTCATGTAAGTCTGTAGTTAGTGTATCTATCCTGCTTTGATTGTATGTTTTAAAGCTACCACTACTTTTCAAAGCAGCAGTGTAGTTAGCAATCTCTAAAAGTATTCGGTCATGTTCTACACGTAGAGCAAGCTTTTTCTTCAAGGAATTAGCAGCATACGTTCTAATTTGTTTCAGTGTCATTGTATTTCTCCATTTCTATACTCAAAAGAGCAGCACGTCTCTCTTTTATTTTAAAACTCAATTCATTAGCATGTACTTTCATAGCACAAGTCTCAGGTCTACGCCTCAGCTTCGCTGCAATGTCCATGAATGATACATTAAGAGCACGTAAGTTGACAAGCAATTCCAGTTCTTTTTTATCCCACTTACGCCGCTTCCTTTTTGTTTGGTTAGGTTTAGCTACTCTTTTCCTCACCACTACTTCTTGTTTGAATATTTCAGGAATCTTTGGTACAAATATTAAGCTCATGTTATCTCCTCCTCATACGCTGCTAAAGCATCCTCGTACCCTACCCAATCTTCTACACCATGAGCTACTAACATCTCAAGTATGTGTGCTTCCTTTTCTATCAGCATAAGATATTCTTCTGGTACAACGACTGACTTAGTTCCTGCTTTACACAACTTCATATAATCATATGACATTATTCATCTCCGACAGTTAGTAAATCTATTCTTGTTAAGGTAACTAGATCTTCATCCACGTTACTCATACAATCATTACATAGATCTACAAAATAATTAATTTCGTATTTTCTAGTTGCCTCATAATCGGACAACACTTGATCACAACCAACACATTTCATAACATACCCTTATCGTTTCCCTATACCCATATAATAACACAAGAGCATAGAGATATTAGTTTTATTATGCTATAATCTCTCTTAAGAGTTTAACTTAGTAATAAAAATAATAATTCATAGTCTCTTACAACAACACATAACATAACAATAATAATAACATATAATAAAATGTATCTAATAATCACGCTGCTTCTCTCATCTTAATTAGCTTACTAGCTTTTCTGCCGTGAGCTGGATAAATAATTACTTCAACATCTTTATCCCAACAAGCTCTGCAAGTATCACACTTACCTTTTCTTTCATATGCTAAACACACTTCAGAGTTTCCTAGGAAATTAATCTCTGTTTCTACATAGGGAACGATAGTTGATGAATTAGATCCGCTAACCAACTCACCTGAAATACTATCACTGCTACGCCTAACAACAACATTGGGTAGGGCATCCATCGCATCTAACACCTCCTTAAATTTATCAAACTTGTGCTGCCTAGTTGGGAACCAATGACTACACCAAGGTGTTGCTACCATGATGGCGTACATTTTCCATGCTAACTTGACTGAGTAACAGTCACCACTATCAAACCACCTAAAGTATCGTTCTGTATCAAGCTTAATAATAAACTCAGGTACAAACGCATCTCGTTTCCAATCTTGTTTGTTGTGTACACGTAACGCTTTAACAGTTGGCATGCTATAGAAGCCATCTCTTGCGTAACATATCTCACAAGCGTCAGCAACCTCCCCTGTAGAGACGTTCACCGATCCTGGGCACGTTACCATAGACTCAAGACTCCATGACTTACATGGCATTTTACTAGCAGCACTTAATTTGATCATTTTTATTCTCCATAATTTCCTAGGAAACTTTATCTAGGGATTGCTTCACTACCTAATTTTATTGACTTAGCTAAGAACACAGGACTACGAGCATGCTCTTTTTTCTGGTAACTCTTTACTTCACATTCAACAATATACTTGTCCGTGGTATCCTTAAAGTTTTCCATATACAATAAGGCAGAATCATATGATGGTAAAACGTGCCAGCCTGATAAATAATATGTACCACCAGAACCATCACGGACGTATGAGGTCTTTGAATTAACCCATTCATCACAAGAAATATTACGATCACCATCTACACCGTGGAACAAAGTTTTCCATGAGTTTTCTTGATCACTAACTTTCATTATCTTAAACGCTTTCATAATGTACTTCCAAGCTTGTGGGAACGCTCACCGAATTGAATCACCGCTTCTGCTGAATCTATAGACAAACCATGGTCACGCATGAATAAGTCTTTCATTTGTCTACTATCCAGCTTGTACGCCATGTATAACGCACCTAAACATTCTGCTGCGAATGATCGCTTGTATTGTGGTGTGCTTCGATCGTTTAATGCTGCCAAGTGACGTACTGTTCTTTTTTCGTAGCTCATTATAATTCCCCTTCAATGTAATTGTTTAATGCTAAATCTAATTCTAATTGTTCACCTTCCACCCAAATCAAATCAGATGATAAAGGCTCAAGTGAATAGTATTGGCGATATCCCATATCACCTAACATGCCTAAATAAACTTGATCATTATCACAAATCAATAGTTTACAATCCAAAGATTCTGCTGCTATAACTTTCATTCTATATTCTCCATAATTTCCTAGGAAACTTTATCAGTTAGTGGTGTGTAAAAATACAGATCATTCCCACAGCATTTAATAAACCCTCGCTCAATAGCCAAAGAAACTAATTCTTCTGAGCCATATTCAAAATTTAAATCTATTGCATGCTTCTGGAAAAATTCATCTTCTGTGAATAGTGTAAATTCTTTATCTAATTTAATCATTATCTTTTTCTCCTCTCAACTGTATAAGCCATCATTAAAGATCTGCTAGCATCATTGCCTGACTCTTGTGCCAGTTCAATATAATATTCTAGCGCCATTAGTTTGGGCCAACCTCTATCCATTCGTAAACGATTAACGTCTCTCATTGTATAAGTCATTTTATATTCTCCTATTGATAGACTAGGAAACTCTATAGACTTACAAGAATTTCCTAGGAAACTATTATTACTTGATAGCTTTGTACGATTCGATAATGGCGACAAGGTCAGATAACTCTAATTCTATCTTGTCGTTCTCAATCCACTTAATGATCTGCTCTTTTTTAGTCAGTGTAGCGGTTTCATTATATACTTCTTTTCTGTACTCACTATACGTATCGAAGTTGTTTGGGCTAATGTTTAGCTCACAACCTTTTTTGTATGTGGATAGCACTTGTCTAACAGCACTGACAGCTTTTTTCTGACCTTCGTCTGCATCTTTACCAGTACCTTTTGGATAACTCTTGGTTATGTCTAGCTTTAAACTTGCTGAGTGTTCGACATTGTTTAGGTTTACCGCATCATTTTGTAGTGCCACTGCTAACAACCTGCGTGCGTCACTAGTCTTGTCGTGTGCTTTTGTTTGGCCTAGCAATGCTTTGCCCAATGTTTGTATTTCGTTTGTGTAATTCATAATCATTTTACCTTGTGGTCAATTCATTTTGATTTTATCTAGAAAGTTTCCTAGGAAATTATATCTCGTCAATATCTAAGCTCACTTGCCCGTTGAAGCTAATCCGAAATGTAGACGGACTAACCCCTTGTTCCAACAATCGAGCCTAGTTATTAAAGAGCGTGCAGTGCCGTGCTAGTAACTAAGACTTAGTGACTAACTCAACCTACAAATATATTATAGTCTAACCATATTTAATTGTACAGGTGGCTAGACTTATAGTGCGCATAAGCTAGCTGAATATTAGGGGAAGCTAATGTAGACTTAACTAATATATATAGGTGGGGTACTATATAAATATGCTATGGGTACCTACTTAACCATTCACACTCTGTATATCAGGGGAGTCTAATGTATCTAATGAGAATGAGTCTCAATTGTATATTAGATTCTACTACATTAGGGTAGTCTACATTAGGGACGGGGGGCATATATCGGGCTGGGTCACAATAGCGGTACCTACTTAGATACTAAAAAGAGCTAATTTGACTATTTAATCATTGACGCTATCTCTATGATAAATAAAAGAATACTAATTAGTAATGATAAGAATGTGGGGTAGAATAAAGGAGCACTGCGGAGGACATAT